TAATGAAAGTCCAGGTGGTAGTTTGCCACTTTTTAAAGTATATACAACCTTAGCATTTGGAACAGTTGTTGTTGCATTGACAAAGAACGTACTAATTAAGTTTGCATTTATAGTACCAAGGTTTGCAGAAGTTGTCCAATTTATAGTTGATTCTATTTCTCCTAATAAACTTACTGTAAAAGTTTTATCTTTGAAAGATTCTAACGTACTTTGTGAATCAAGTCTTTGTGCTCTTATAGTAAATTTATATTCTTTTGTGACTGCAGGTTGATAAGGTACCCTTCCTGCAATTTCACCAGTTGATGTATCTAAACTTAATCCAGGTGGTAGTGTACTTGCACTGCCGTCATCATTTAATGATCTTAATATGTAAGTTATTTTTCCTGCAACGTTAGAAGGATCTAAAGTGTCTAAGTAAATTGTTAAAAAGTTATTTGCTCTTCTGAATCCTAAATTAGCAGGAGTCAACCATATTGGTGTTCTTATGTATGTGTTATCAGCAGTAAACAATCCATTAGCAACCTGCATGATTGTATTGTCTGCTCTTAGATAGTCGTCACCAACTAGATAAATTTTGAAATCTCTTTTTGCTATTGTATCACCGTCACTTACACTAACAGTAAATTCATAATATCTATTTAATTTTCTTGGACTCTTTGTAGGAATTCTGTCATCATATATTCTCATATCATAAAAGAAACTGTCAAAACCATTTGCACTTCTTATTCCAAAATCAAAAGGAAATGTACCATAAACATTAGTATCATATCTACCACTGTTTGCAAATTTATCTAATGCAAGTATAGGTTCAACCACACCGGCTAATCTGCCATCAGTTGTGAGTTGTATGCCTGGTGGTAAAGTTCCATCACCGTCAGCAATGAAATATTCTAAAACATCTCCAGCCGGTAAATCTGCATCGATGGCATTAAGTTGAAAATCTACAGGTGTGTTGTCTAGTATAAAATATTGTTTAGGATTTGCTGGTGCTAACATTCCTTCGTTAGTTACCCAAGTTGGACTATCCGGTCCTTCTATGATAGCAGATAAAGTACAGTCAGCAATAGCACCAGTTGACGTAGTTGCTCTAAGCACGAATCTACTTTGCGTAGTTCTTTCCACTTCAAAAGGAGTACCAATGATACTAGTTCCTTCTATTCTTAGTCCTCCAGGTAAACTTCCTGAAATTACTTTTACTGAAGATATGGTAAAATTTGTGGTATTTAAAGGTAATGCTATGGTCGTAGAAACACGTTCAGCATACACACCTAATTCATGATTTGTTTTTACTGTCCAGATATTAGCCATAGTTTTTCCTAACTATGTATATTTATCGGTTATAGAGGATTGCTAATAGTACCTAAATCTAAGAGTCTTATTGATACGGTACTGTCTTCTTGTAAACCTGGTTGATCAATTAATCCAAACTCAATATCCTGGTTATCCAATAACCAAGCAAACATATCGTTGTAAGACTTACTAATTGTACCAAAGTTAAAACCAGCAATATCTCGTATGTCTTTAGAAAATACTTTTGCATTAATATTATTAAGATTGATTATCTGAAAGTTCTTTCCATCTAAGTTTGCACCCAGTTCTGGTGATAAATCGCTTGAAAGTTCTGTTACACTATCTAATGTAACACCACCACCTGCTATCTTAGTATTAAGATTAGTACCGCCTATAAATTTAAGTGTATCACCATCTGTGACTGTTTGCGACCCGTTGTCTGTTTCAACGTTTAGTGTTTGTAAACCACCTACACTATTAATTGTAATAGCATTGCCATCGCTAGATAGTGTTACATTACCACCACCAATTAATTTTTTAAACTGCATTTCTGCACCATTTAATTGTGCAAAAACACCTTCACCACTTGCGCCTAAGTTAGCACCTGTTGTTGCTTCAGGATTTCTAGCCGCCAATTCTGCAAAATTGGCATTTACTTTCACAAAGGCTTCTCTTAGATCATCACCTGTGCCGTCGTTTGCTACTGTTCCTATATTAATTGTTTGTATTGCCATACTAATATTTATCCTCTAAATGTTCTATTGGTTCTTGGATATACTGCTCCAGAAGTAGGTCTATCTAAATGCGTTATGTAAGGAAACGCACGACCATCAAACGGCCTTAGTTGTGGATAAAATGCGTACAAGTTAGGGGCACCATTTAATGCATTTGTATCTGTGTAATCATTGTTATTACCAGTTGTGCTTGTACTGTCATAAAGTTGATCTGGCTTTGCCACACTTTGTAAAACTTTTTTCATTTGATCTTGATTTAGATTAGGATATCTTTCTGCTAGACAACAAAGTATTCCTGCAACTTGAGGACTTGCCATAGACGTTCCACTAATCCTGCCTAAGTATCTAGAACTATTTCTAGTATCTCCTACACCTGTATTAGTATAATAAGCACTTACAATATTATGTCCAGGCGCCCATATATCAACTCCAGGTCCATGGTCACTAAAGTATATTCTACTTTCTTGCGTAACACCTGTTTCTACCTGCGTGGCTCCTACTGTTATATTTGTAATGTTATGTGTTCCTCCACCTGCAACATTATCATTTGCAGTTGGTGATGTGCCTCTATGGTAATAATATTCTTGTCCTGGATATCTATCTTCCATCTTAAATTTATTATCCCAGTCAGGTCCTCCTGGCAAGTCGTGTTTCCAATAACCATTACCTGCCGCTCCACAGAATATAACTCCTGCTTCTTCTAAATCTTCTAAGTCACTATCCAAAGCATTTACCCTTACTGGTATTCTTTGTCCAGATATAAATCCAAATCCTTGTAGTGTTGCAGAACTAAATGCTGATGTTGTTGTAGTTGTGTTTGCATTTTGTTCTACAATTAAATCTATTTGTGATGGATTTGCTTCTTTAAATTGATATTCATATCGTACTGTTGGTGAACCTAATGTACCTGAAGTTTGACTACTTCCTTCGTAAACTAATCTAAATATTCTGTCACCCACTGTACCTGTTGCACCATACCAAACTCTTTGAGCACTTCTATCTGCGGCTCCAACCATTATCTTAGGAAAACCAGGATTTGTACTAGAAATATTTGTGCTATTAGTCGAACCGTTACCAAATGTTAGATAACTGTTTGTACCTATGTAAACTTTATTATAATTTGTTGAAATGTAATTTACATTAAAAGGAATATCTATTTCCCAGAATCCATTATTATTAGTTCCTGTGGTTGGTGTTACTGATGCTGTCAATCCGTTAGTACTATCAATGGTTACCTCACCTAGATCACTTGTTGTTGCCTGTGCAGTTGCTGGAGTGTATCCTACGATGGTTGCTTTCTTTTCACCTGCCACTGTTGGTGAAGTGCCTAATGATGTTGTTGTGTTATAAATTATATTGTACACTTCGTTGTTAGGTAAACTAATATTTGATTGTGCTAGATTTACCTGAATTGTTTCTCCTGATTCTGTACTAGCATCACTTCCTGTAATGCTTGTTTGAATAGGATTGTTTTGGTCATCTCTAATATCTATTTCTAAAGTCATACTTTGAATTCCACTTACACTTGATGCCGCTAAATCATATTGCACATCTATTACAGCCGGTCCTTGTACTTGCACTGTGTCTTGTGTTGGTGGATCTGCACTTATTAATATGTTCATCACTGCACCTGATCTTGACCAACCACTAGGTGTTGTTCCAAAGTCACCATTGGCCGCAGTTTCTGATCCACTTGTTGTAATCCTATTAGCACGATTTAATAATGTTTGTGAGAAGTTTGCTAATTCACTTCCTGTACCATAAACTCCGTACTGTCCGTTTTCTTGCACAGATGTTACAGGTCTTGTGTAAGTTGTTCCTCGATAGGTTACTTCTGTTATATCATTGAAACTCCATTGTGATGGAAAAATGCTCATCCCCCAACTGTTATTAACCACTGTTGGATTTTTAATTTTTGTTTCAGAGTTTACACTTTTGTTTTGATGAAATAATCTAATGTAATCCATTACGTATGGAAAGTTATAGTCAAAGGAAGCACCAGATAGATAATAAAGATGATACAAGTTTGCGTCTCTGGCCCAACCCTGTGTGTTACCTACCACTGTTCCAGCAACGTGATGAGCATGGTTACTAGTACCATTATATGTATAGGTACCTGCACTACCACCTGTGACTTGAGGATTCCATTGATACCAATTGTAATTGTAAAATCTAGTTCCTCCAGAACCATCTGCATTTTTTTGGAACTCAGGATGGTCGTCCATTACTGCACCGCCATTACCGTCACAAATTACTGCATCAACATTTTTACCTGTCAATCCTAATTTTATAGTCTGTGTGTTACTACCTGTGTAGGCATTACTCGCTGGATTACCGTCCCAACATCTCCATAATCCCCAATTTTTGTATGAGTTATTACTAAAGGTACCAAAATTTGCTTTGTGGAAATTTCCTGTTTGTTCTATGTGATTTTCAGAAACTTCAATGCCTCTGTCTTTTGGATTAAGTTCAACAAATGCTACCCTACTGTCATCTTTTAAAAATCTAGATTCTTGTTCTGTTAGCCAGTATTCAGTAGTTCTGCTTATTTCTCTTTTATTATTAACACCTACTGCTCTATCAGGTATGTAAAGATCACCACCTGGTGTTTCCATATCAGTATAGAAATCATCTAGGTCAGCACTATCCTTCAGTGTAACCATGTAAACTTGAAGTTTTACATATTTGGAAAAGTCCATTTAACTCTCCAGTTTCAATATTTTAAATGATGCTTCTATTGTAGCCGTACCGGCACTTTTGTTTGTGATTGCAACATAAAAGTCAGTGCCTACAGTTGCGTCATTGTTGTAACCAACGATAGCAGGAGCAAAGTCTACTGTACCAGAAGCAGTTGTAATTACTTCTGCAATTACTCCACTGTCAGCCGCTGGATCAGTTCCTTCACTTCTTGATGCGTCAGCAGTACGTTTAGCACTGTTGGTATATACTCTTACCCATGCCGCATTATTGACTGTGATGCTCATCAAACCATATGCTTTGAATCCTGTTAAATTTTTATTTTCTGTAACACCTGTTGCAATACTATTTGTTGTTGTAGTAATCGTGCTTCTTGATTCTAAACCATCTACACTTATTCCTGCGATTGATGTGTCAACATAACTCTTGGTTGCTTTTTCAGTTGGTACTGCATCGTCACTGTTTCCACTTAGAGTTGTATCAGTGCTGAATTCATTAATTGAAGTACCGTTTGCAAATTGTATTGTTCCTGCCGCAGTAATTGAAATACCATTTAATGTTGTTTGCCAAGCATAAGTGTTTGGTGTTCCTGTTGATGCTAGTAATTTATCTGCACCACTTGGAGAAGAAATTCCACCTAAGTCTGTTAAGTTAGTTGGTGAATCTGTAATTCCATAACCAGCAAGTGTTGTTGGTGTGTTTTGTATGATGCTAAAATTAGGTTGGAAGTCTACGTTGACCCAAGCACTACCATTGTATTGTAATAAATGTCCGGTTGCTAAATTACCACCTATTGTCGTATCATTTAAATCATTTTGACCATAAGTTGGTTTGTTATTTAAATTGTTAAAGTTAAGATAATATGTGCTATCAAACCCATCAAGTGTGTCTGCATTTAGTCCACCGCCACCCGATGTTATATCATCTGCAGGTGCCCATTGTGTACCACTCCATTTTAAAACCTGTCCTGATGTTGGAGCAGTAGAAGTTGTATCAACGTCTGTTAAATCACCAATGTCATTTGGAATACTTGGTTTGTTTGATAAATCTAAGTAACTACCTGATGTGGCAACATTATCTAAATTTGGAGTTCCTGAAATATCTGTGTATGCTATTCC